ACGTCTCTCGCTGGGTATCGACCGGCGTCGGTGTCGTCGAATTCGATGCGGCTCTGGCACGCGCTGCGCTGCAGGCCTGATCCGAGCTTCATCCATACTGACAACCTGAACTTCAATCTTCGACGGGGCGCGGCTCCGGCTTCGAAAGGGCAAAACCATGCTTCCACAGCAGTATCAGAAAATCACCACGCGCGGCGTGCTCGGAATGGTCCTAGCGCGCCTCGATACCGGGAACGCCGCCTGGGTCAATGACGTCGCCATGCGTATCACCTCCGATCAGGCGATCGAGAATTACGCCTGGCTCGGTTCGGCGCCGGCGTTGCGCGAATTCATCGGCGGCCGTCAGCCGGCCGAACTGGCGGAAGTGAGCTTCACGATCTCCAACAAGGATTATGAAGGCTCCATCAAGATCCAGTCCAAGGATATGCGCCGCGATAAGCTCGGCATGATCGCGATCCGCGTCAATCAGCTCGCCGATCGTGCGAACGACCATCCGGCGCGGCTGCTTTCGGCGCTCATCATCGCCGGCGAGTCCACGCTTTGCTATGACGGCCAGTATTTCTTCGATACCGACCATGCCGAGGGCGCCAGCGGCACGCAGTCAAATAAGATCACATCGACTGCAGCAGCGCCGGCTGATCCGACAGTTGCCGAGTTCAGCAAGGCCGTCGTCAAGGCGATCCAGCAGATCATGTCGGTCAAAGATGACAAGGGCGAACCGACTAATCAGAGTGCGAGCGAATTCCAGCTCCAAGTTCCCATCACAATGCTGGGAACGGCACTGGAGGCCGTCACCGCCCTACTCGGCGTAGGCGGCGCGAACAACACGCTTCCAGTGCTGAAGGGCAAGTTCACGATTGATGTCGTTCCCAACGCACGACTGAACTGGACAACGAAAATCGCGCTCTTCCGTACCGACGAGGCAGCAAAGCCATTCATCCTTCAGGAAGAGGGTGTGCCTGATGTCGTCGCGCTCGGCGATGGCTCCGAATACGAGCAGCTGAACAAGGAACAACTGTTCGGCATCGATTGGTCCGGAAACGTTGGCTACGGCTACTGGCAGCTCGCCTGCCTCGTAACCTTCCAGTAACGGCGCGGTTTCACGCGTGATCGACGCGCGCTCCCCGCGAGCGCGCCTCCTTCCATGAAGAGGATATCTCGATGAAGTACACGGTCACCGGCCGGTTCGCTGAGTTCGGCGTCGGCCAGCAATTGAGGCTCGCTGCAGGGCAGATCGACGCCCGCCGCCACGCCCTCGAAATTATTGACAAGGCAAAGGGCTCCGTCAGCGCCATTGCCCTTCTCTACTTCAAGCAGGGTGAGGAAGTCGACCTTGCGGTTAAGCCGGAAGATCTGCCGCGTCACCTCGCGACCAGTCTAACGCCTAGCTCCAAGGTCCCAGCCGAGCAGAAGCAACAAAGGACGGCGCCCAAAAAGCCAGATGCCGCATCGGCCACCAATGATGTCGCGGACGATTTGGATGCCCTTGAAGCAAGGCTTGATGCCGCCGAAAAGGCATACGCCGAGGCGCTGCAGAAGCACGGCCTCCCTGACGATCGCGACCTGACGGATGAAGAGCGTGGGCATGTCGTTTCCGAGGCCGACGAGTTGGCTGCCGCAAAGGCCGCCTATGACGAAGCGGTTGGCGCCTAATGCCAGTCGAAACGGATGACGACCGGCTGATTTTCGTCAATCCCGACGAGTTCGGCTCGGTCGCTGTCTGGACCAGCCTGTCCGGACAGAAGCCTCCGGTCGCATGCGTCTTCGACGACACCTTTCTCGGTTTGTCTGCCGGTGACCTCGACTTTGAAGCCGAAGGCGCTCGCATCCAGATCACGATGCGATCAAGCGACATTCCAGCCGACGCCGCGCACAAGGACCTCGTGAAGGTCACCAGTCAGATCGTCGGCGAGAAAAACTACAACGTCCTCGAATTCCAGCCGGACGGCACGGGCATGACCGTGGTGCGGCTGCAGGAGCCAGATTGATGTCGCACATCCGCAAGCAGCTCCGCACCCTCGTCGCCGACATGCTGAAGGGCAGCCCCTTCTGCGGTAGCAGTGTATTTGCCTCGCGTGCCAGACCTCTGGCGCGCGAGGAGGTAGCAGCAGCGTTTGTCTATACGTCCGATGAGACGTCCGAAGACGTCACGACCGATGGCATCCAGCAGCGCTCCGTAAGATTGCGCATCGATGTGGTTGCCAAAGGCGATGAGGTCGCCAAGGCGGACGCGCTCGACGATGAGTTTGCGGTCTATGCCGAGCAGCAATTTGCGGCAGATCCGCAGCTCGGCGGCCTCGCGAACGCCAGCGAATATCGCGGCGCAACCTTTGCAATGACGGTAGACGGCGAAAAGACGTTCCACGTCATGTCCATGACCTACCAGGTCACAGTTTTCACCCGCAACAGCGATCCCGAAACAGCCCTCTAAGGAGAAATGCCATGGCTGTGCATCATGGAAAGAACGGCAAGGTCAAGATCGGCGCGAATGCCGTTGCGGCCGTGCAGAAATGGTCGATCAATCAGAATGTCGAAGTAGCCGACACCACGGTCATGGGCGACGCCTGGCAGACCCATCTCGTCGGCATCCCCGGCTGGTCTGGCTCGGTCGAAGCCCTCTACGATCCCGCCGATGCAACGGGTCAAGTGGCGCTGGTGGTCGGGGCGTCGGTTTCGCTCGGCCTCTATTCGGATGGTGACGTCGCCACCAAGAAGTATTTCAACGGCATGGCGACCGTCACCAGCGTGCCCGTCGAAACCGATATGAAGGGTCCGGTAAAGATCACCTTCAACTTTCAGGGCAACGGCGCGCTCGACATCGACACGGTGTCCGCATGAGTGTGCTGGCTCAGGCCAAGGCGCACTTCACGGGCCAGACCAGGCAGTCTGTCGACGTGCCGGAATGGGGAACGGAAGGCAGGCCGCTCCGCGTCTTCTATGGCGCCATGACCGTTGCCCAGCGCCGCAAGGTCTGGCGCGACGAGGAGGGCAAGGTTGTCGACGGGAATACCGCCTGCGTGCGCGCCATCCTGTTTCAGGCCTTCGACAAGGATGGCAAGCGCTTGTTCGACGACATGGACGAGCATGCCTTGACCCACGAGGTAGACAGCGAAGTTGTCTCGCGCGTGGGAGCCGTCATTCTCGGCTTCGTCAAAGGCGAACCGGTCAAAGCCGACAAGCAGGTAGACGACGCAAAAAACGGCTGAAGGGCGATAGCGAGTTGATGGTGATCTACTCGCTCGCGGCCCGGCTCAATCAAACCATCCAGTCAGTGATGTCCATGCCGGAGGAGGAATTCTACGGCTGGATTGCCTTCTTCGAACTCACCAAGCCAGTGTAGAGGAATTGCCGTGTCGACAGCGCAGATGTCCGATCTGATGTTCCGTATCGTCGGCAACGACAATTCGCGCGCGGCTTTCGATTCCGCGAGCAGAAATGCTGACGGTTTCAGTCGCAAGGCAGGCGCGGCCGGCCGGGAGGCGGCCAAGAGTATCGATGTCGCAAAGGGCAGCGTTTCAAACTTGGCGGCACAGTTCAATGATATCGGTGTTCAGCTGTCTGGCGGCCAAAGCCCCTTTCTGATCGCACTTCAGCAAGGGTCGCAGATCGGGCAGGTTCTTGGCCCGATGGGCGCCGGCGGGGCGGTGCGGTCCCTCGGTGCCGCCTTTCTCAGTCTGCTCTCGCCCGTCAACCTCGCGACGATCGGCCTGATCGCCGTTGGTGGCGCGGCGGTGCAGTACTTCAGCGGTCTCCTAAGTGACGGCGAAGATGCCGCCACGGTTCTGGAAAAGCAGAGCGAACTCATTTCATCGGTTGCGGCAAGGTGGGGTGACGCTGTTCCAGCTCTCAAGGACTATGTTGATCAGCTGGAGCGCGCAAAAGACCAATCCGACCTCGTCAAGGCCACGGATGCCCTCGCTGGTCAGCAATGGGATGTAGCGCGGCGCGATGTATCGGCCTTGAATGATGAACTTGCCGTATTGGTTGGCGATCTCCGCCAGGCTGGCGCCGAGGATACGACGATCCTGGCGCTCCAGAGTGCGTGGAACGAACTGTCGACCAGTGTGAAGGCAGGCGAAGAAAACACGGCTGCAATGAGGGAAGTGCAGGACGCACTTGCCAGCGCTTTGAACGAGACTGGCATACCCGCGGTCTCCGCTTTTTCGACCGCTTTTTCCGGACTATCCGATACGATCGCAGGCGCGGTGCGACAGGCGCAAGCACTCAGGACGGAGGCGCTGAATGCGCTGACAACTGGAAAGAATGGACCGGCGCTCGGCGCGTTGTCGCCGCTGTTTTCCGACAACGGACAGATTTACTCGTCCAGCAACTTCATACCGGGAACTGTACCAGTTCCCGGAACCAATCCTCTCAGAAACCAGAGCCTGAATAACGAGGACATATACGGCGGGCCGAAACGAACTAGAACTGGTAAATCCGAGGAGGAGCGCCAGGCGGAGAACATCCAAAAAGTGATACAGTCGCTTGAGGATGAGGTTTCGATGGTCGGCAAGAGTAAAGCCGAGCAGCGTGCGCTTCAATTGCAACGCCGCGCCAACGTCGACGCCGCCTCCGTGGAGGGGCAGACGATTGCCAACCTTGTCGCGCAGATTGACAAGGAACAACAGGCTTACCGCGAGGCCAAGGCTGCGGGCGATTTCATGCGCGACAACCTCAAACAGTCGTTCGCCGACGTCATTCCCGAAATCGAAACGGGCAACAAGGCTCTGGATGGTTTTATCAATCGCCTCATCCAGGCCAGCGCGGAAGCGCTATTCTTCGGCGATGGCCCACTCAGCGGAATGTTTGGAACATCGAAGTCTGGTGGTCTGCTTGGATCGATATTTGGTGGTGGCCGAGCGGTCGGCGGCGGCGTCGATCCCTGGCATGACTACCTGGTTGGGGAGAACGGGCCTGAGATCGTTCGGATTGGCGCTCGTGGCGGGGTTGTAGGCCAGGCCGCGAGCGACACCGGAAAGGGTGGCGGTGCGCCTCATGTAACCGTTGGGGTGTCTGTCGACGACGAGGGCAATCTCAAAGCCTACGTCAAGAGTGTGGCTCAGAGCGAAGGTTCCTCTGCCGCGACTGCCGCGGTCTCCAACTACGACAAGCAGATGCCGGCGAGGGTCCAGCAGATCAATAACAATCCAAGGCGTCGCTAAATGCCTGTTTCCTATCCCTATGGCATCACTGACTTCGCGGATAAGCTGAATGTTCTATCTGT